GTCATCAGGGTTTCAGTTAACGGGCTGTCTGCGTCTATGTCGGTGTCTGGAATGTCTGTCCAAGCCATAATAGTTCCTTAAATAATGTTATAGCCTTCGTCATTATTGCTCATAAGGCCGTCAGCAGCTGCTATAAAGCCGTAGCTTGCTTTGTCTGATGTGCTGGCCGATGTGTAGTCTGATGTACCGGCCGGGGCAATATAAGCATACCGCGCCCCTGACCATTGCGAAGTAATCGCCTTGTATTTGTAAGTCGTGCCTGGGGTTAATTCCTGCTTTGAAATGACCGCTAAATTGTAATCCAGGTTTGAACCGTCTATGTCCTGTAAGCGCTTTGTCGATAGCGTGATTAATTCCCCGGTATCTAGCTCGGAATCTTTCGCATCAAGGGAAAACTCCACCTCTTTCGGCGTGTTTAACCACCGCGCTAACTGCCTGTTAGCGGTTGTCTTAACAAGGGCCTCATCACCAGGGCCGAACCATAGAGATTTAATCTCCCTAATGCGCTTTTTATTGTTCTTATCAGTCCCCTCGGCATCTGCATTTTTATTTATGTACAGGTACTTATAGTTTTCCGTATCATCGCCATCGATCTGATTCCGCATCCCATAATAGAACCACACCTGGGACAATCGGTCTTTTTCGTTGTCTTTAACGCGCACCGTATCAGCAAGCAAATGATAGTCATCACTAATGACTTCCGGGGTATAACGTGGCGGCACAATGGCCTGTAATTTTATTTCCCTGTCTATCTCGCTCCACCACAAATCAAGGTTACATTCTACCGCTATTTGCGACAGCAGTTTGTTAACCCCGGTAGGCTCTGTGACTGTGCGGGTTAAATTATAGGAACCTAACCAGTCCGTTTTCTCTGCCGCCCAATCCGTAGCATTAATATACGCGCTTGGTATATCGGCGTAATTGGTAAGCAAATCTTCTATGACGTCGACAACATTATCCGCATCTACGACATAGCATAACTGGACACTATCGCCTGCATCATGGCTATCAGCGGTCGTGCCATCATCGCCACGAGTTAAACTGCTGAACGTGTCGCCGGACCTTGAACTATAAGCGATAATCTCATCATTAATACACACCTTGCCAGATGTTGGATAATCAGCCCCCTGCCCGGTACCTACACTAAACGAAGTCGCGCCGGCCGCAATACCGGAAGCCAGCACCCCCTCAGAAGGTGCGGGGCATTGCGCGGTTTTATCATCAGCTAGTTTCAGCAGGTCTTTAGCTGTAAGCCTTACACGTCCATTAGAATCAGGGCCATTAATAGTTTCAATCATATAATAACGGCTTTGGAAGTTGGCCGCGTCATATCTTCCATCATCATCAAGATAGCCTGTTTTTATTATGCAATCCCTTGAATAATGATAAGGATTCCTAGCCTGCAATTTACCCCAGAATGTACCCTGTGCTAACGGGTCATAATTCCGCGTAACATAATAAGGGTCTATGCCTACATCAGAATGAGGGAAATCATTAAAGGTAATCGAGGCTGATGCACGCTCCCCGATACCCTTTCCTGGCGTGAGTTTAGTCGGAGCAATCGATATATCTTTAATGCAGGGAATAACCGACTCTGCGACAATCGGAATATTGGAAAATGTATAATTTTTTGTCGTTTTCGTGTAGTTGGTCGTATCCTGACAGGTTGCTATAGTGGCATAACATTCTGAGCCAGCAGCACCTGAAGCCGTACAAGGCGCGCTCCCATAAGTTAGCGAGCAGGCATCAAGCTCTAGCTCGACAATATGAACAGGTTTTCTGCCTGCTTTTATTTTCTGGTCATCGTATGCCATCAGATTTTAGCCATTACTTTTAGGGCATGGCTCATGTAAATGCTATCTTGATACTTTGGCGAGTCTACCTTGCTATCTACCCAGCAATAGGCCGCTTCGCTTTCGTAGTTGGTCGCATCCCAGACAAAAAAGAACGGTTTGTCTTTTGCATGGGTTAGAAAGTCTAGATAAGTTGAGCGAACCCAGGCCGGGGTTAAGTTGGTTAGGCTGATCGACATGCTTTCGGCTGTGTCGATAATCGAGCGCCCGAGAAAGTTACCCCCCTCGGAAACTGCCGCATAATCTTTAACTCCGCCGGTTAACGCGGGTTTAAAGCCTCCGCGCATTCCTGATTCAAGCTCAACTGCAAGCCCAACCGCTAACACGCCGATAGAAGGCACAAGGGAAGATGTCACAATCTTCAAGCGCCAATAATCATCCGCGCCAACTTGGGTAAACTGGTCAAATATCACGCCATCAGTGACGGTCAATGTTGCTGCGGTATTAATATCTGCACTGAAATTATCCGTTGAATGTTCCAGGGTAACTGCTACCCCGGCTTCATCAGCCAGATTATGGCCATGAATTGCCACATAATCAGGGTTAACAGAACCAGACTGCTGAATAGTGATGTAATATGTACCGCCTGAGCCCGCGCCCGTCCATCTGTCCCACTCTGTAAGGGTTTTAAGGTTATCAACAGGGCCAGCCGTGGAAGAACTGGTTGCCGTGAGTGACGTGGCATCTGTGAGTATCGAATTATATGCAACAAGGGAAGCCATCAGTATACGTTCGCCTCTATCATTACCCCATCCCCGAGCTCGTCATTTATTGCGCCGATTAGGTCACGTACTGAATTTGAATCATGGATTCCGCCGGATAAATTCACAGTCACCTCTGTTCTAGGCTGGGTTTCTGGTTCCTGGTTTATCACAGGCGCGCCGCCGTTAAAACTTGCCCCCGTTGAAATAGTGCCACTACCGCTAACCGATACGCCACCACCACCGCCGAATTGCGTGGAAGAAAGCGAGCTAATCATTCCAGCCGTTTTCGCTGCTGAGGCCGTAGCATATGCAGCAGCAACCACTGGCGCCCATGGCCCTCCAGTGGACATGCCTGCTTCCCATGCGCTAACAGCAGCAGAATACCCTTTGAATATTGCCTGCGATACAGCAGCCGCTTTGCCGATGTTAAACGCGGCCCTTGAGCCGCTGGACATTAGACTGATCGCATTATTCCAGAAGTTTTGCTCGGCCTGTGCTTTTGCCCTGGCTTCTGCCTCTTTTAGCTTAATGCGTTTATTCGCTGCAATTTCGTCTTCCCTTAAAAGTTTTTCGTTAGCTTCCTGCTGGATTCTTAACAGTTCCTCATTGGTTAATAGCGCGTTATTAATGACAGGGTTATCTTCTAGCGGGTCGCCCTCGCTATAATTAAAGCCACCTTTAACGCCAGCAGCCCCCATAAAAAAGCCTTCCGCAGTCGTGCTTAGCGAGTCCGTCACATTCTTTGCAGCCTCGGCGACATTGTTTAGCTTTTCGGCCATGCTATCTAAGCCCAAAAACTCAGCGCCAGCCGCTATAGTCTCAGTCAGCTTTGTCCATGCCTCTATAATCTTAATCACGGCCTGCAAGACAAGGAAACGAATCCCATCAAAGCCGCGCCCGATAAAATCAAGGGTCGGGCCGAGCATGTCGTTCATTACATTAGCCACGGCCTCTATGGCTGGTCCTAGCTTAACGGCCAGGGTATTTGTAACGCCTGTGAGCGATGCGTTCATTCTGGTTATTGCATCGTTAGCCCTGGCCGCTGACTCTGTTGCGTTTTTATCCAGGGTCACGCCTAGCCTGTCAGCATCTCGACCATATTGATTTAGAGCCGCTGAACCTCCCTGCATGGTCTGAATTAATGCCACGCCTTCAGAGTCTAACAACTTCATAGACAGACGGACTTTATCAGCAGGGTTTTCTACCTGCTGCAAGGCATCAGCAAGGGCTTTGAACTGTTTATCAGGTGACAGCATATTAAGCCGTTGAGCGCTTAAGCCTAGTTCCTGCAATGCGCCTACAGCCTCGCCGCTACCCTGGGCCGCCTCCGCTATTCTGCGCGTCATGCGCTGTAAGCCCATAGTTAGGGTGTTAAACTCTACGCCGGTTAATTTAGCGGCATGTTTCAAGCGGCTCAGTTCTTCGGCAGATATGCCTAGCCTGGTGCTTAGCTTGCCGATCTTATCGGCTGCATCAATAGATGATTTGATTAGCGCACCAAAACCACCCACGCCAACAACGCCAATAAGGGAAGTCTTAAGCATCCCCACAGCATCGTCTACGCCTGAAAAGTTGCGCCTAATACCTCTTAGGGCCTTACTAGCTCTGTCCTCAACAGATACGCCAAACTTTGCAACAGCTCTAGACATTATAAGCCCTTTTATTTTTCAGGTTAAAATAAGCAACCCAACCATAGAACTCGATCTGATCAATCTGTTCTATCTCTGTTACCGTCTTTCCTAACTGCTCAGCGACATAGAAAAGCGTGTATACCTCCTTGTCGCTGTCGATCAGTTTCCCAAATCATCCTCGATTTCAACAATGTCCATATGATTAACAATGCGGGAAACAATATCAGGGTCAACAGATCGCATTAATTCATCTTTTTGAGCACCTGTAAAAATTGGCGCTCCGCTTTCATCCCTGGCGATTAATATCAAGGTCATTACCACACCCTCAAGCCCGCCATCCTGAACATATTTGAATATTTCAGAACGCTCCTGCATGTTAGGGACTTGGTAATAGATTTTTGCGGGGCCGTTTTCGTCTCCCCACTCTTTCACCTCGATAGGGCCTTTAAGCTTGCGCCGTTCGTTAAAATGCTGCTTGGCATTAGCTAGGATATTCATTACTGGGTGCCCTCAGTCAATGCGCCTTTAAAGTTAAAGGTTGCGCCAACCACCGCGCCTTTATCCAGGCTGAGATTGTAGCTCTCAATGAGGACATCGCCAGAACGCTCATGCTCACCAACCCCTACGCCTGTACAGTACAGGTTCAAGGTCACAGTCGAGCCAGCACGCAAAGCCGATAACATAGCGTCTTGTCCATTGGTATCAGTATCATCGAAATGACAAGTAACTGACCCTGACCCATCGACAAGACCGCCAGAAATATAACTGACAGTGCTAGCACCTATTACAGTATCATCCGCGATAGATGTATCTGTTTCTGTGTAATCAGCCGACAGGACGTTAGCTATTGCGTTAGCGCCGATATAAACCGCGCCGCCATTGCCGTGATAAGTTGCCATAATAATGCTCCTTTAAAGTATGGTTTCAACGTCAGCCGATGAAACGCGATAAACTAAAACATAGGTTAATGTCATTAAGCCCACAGGACGATCTAGTGAGCCATCATCTATTTCTACATCGGTACCCTGTAACTGGATAAACTTTAGCCATCCGGGGCCATCAGAAGGGCCTTGGCCTGGGCCATTGCCTGGGCCTGGGCCTGGGCCGCCGCCGCTTCCATCAATATCCCAAGTCTCGCCAGCGCCTAGAATATCCTCAATAGATACCGCTATATCATCAAGCGCGTCATCTATTCCGGTGATCTCTTTACCCCTGATTTCTATTGTTAAAATCAGCTCTCGGTCAGACTCAAGGTCATTAATAGACTGCGAGTCAGCAAGAAGCCTCTCAGTTAGCGTGTTGATAGTTATCGCTGGCAGGTTGGCTTCGTCGTATTTTTCAGTTTGCCGAGAAGAAAAAACAGTCACACCAGCAATACCTGACAATGCAGACTCTATAGCTTCTCTGATCTGTTGCCTTGCATGGCTCATGCTCTAACCCTGGCTAGTAGTCGTTTCATGTTGCGGTCAAACTCTTTTCTAAATATAGGGCCGCTTTTCTTTGTTAGCTCAAAAAAGATAACCCGTCCTCGTTTTTCAATGGGTATCTTCTTAGCTTCTATAGGATAGCGGCTTTTTCCTTTACGCTTAAAAACCTGCTTTCCTCCACCCATAGCATTATTAATAAACGCCCCTGGGTAGGTTTTAGCTTTAGTTTTAACGCCCTTTTTGTTCTGCTTGGCATCTAAAAGAATGGCCGGAATAGAGCGCGTCCTAAAAAATATCCATGCGCTTAACCTGCTCACTGTAGCACCACTAATCGTTATTCGGTTTTTCTTCCGCACGTTACCCATGTTGTCGTATAAGCGCCTAATGAATTTCTGAGGCACCCCGGTTTCTGATGCAATCCTACGGATACCCTGCGTTCGAATTTTAGTGCTTACACGGTTAAGCGATTGACTCGCAGCCTTTGGCTGTATCCTTTTTTCAATAACACCCAAATCCTTAATGATCGCCTTCATGTCTCCGCGAAGATTAACGCCGGTAGCCATCACGCATCCCTTAGATAGACACTAGAAAACCCTGTGCCATCTGGCTGAATACTGATAATCGTGTAACTGTCTGTCCCTATATCGACAGCATCGCCGCCCGCATAGCCTGACAGATCACTAGTCTTTGCCTGAAGCATGGGAACAGTGCCCTCTATATCGAGGGCATCTGCATACCCATTATCTACAATGGCTAAAATTGCTTTTTCACTTGCGCCGCCTGGGTCAAGCGTAACACTAGTGGCAAATTCAGCCGATTGCAGAAAAAGGTCTAGCTCGTCACTATCATCAGCAAACATCAGATAGGCTGCCGATTAATTGACAGTACCAACACCAACATTGATTTTGACCTTGATATTCGCGCCGGTAGTCGCACCCAGTGCTTCCCAAGCTACGCATGAGCCTGTGATGTCTCCGGTTGCCGCTACTGCTGAGCCGTCATCAAACTTACTCGCGCTTACGTCATAGGTCAGGGCTTCACCCTGGGCGATAACAGCAGCATCGACTTTAGGCAGATCAAACACGCCTGAAGTGTACACTGTGCCGGTTGCACCATTGGCAATGTCAGTTGCCGCAACGCAAACAAGCGAACCAACTACAACCACGTCACCGGAACTAATCGCAGAACCCGCGGTGATCTCCATTGTTTCGCCTGGCTGAATAAAATTAGTAGCCATTTTTTCAAATCCTCTTTAAAGTTCAAAAAGGGCAGGGGCGAACCCCTGCCAATTACTGCCGCTGGAGAAATTAAGCGCCATAGTTCCAATACAGGCCGCGATAATCCAGAGCCGCTGCTACTGCATCGATACGAACCTTGTATTCCAGGCCATCACGATAAAAGCCGTTTTGGCTTTCCATGTATGGCTCCTGCATACCGTTCAAGAACGCCACTTCAACAGTGTCAGTGGTGTTCGGATTAGCAGCCAGATACCAACCAGTTGAAAGGGAAGCATCGAGACGGTGGTCTGCGATAACTTCAAACACGTTCTGGAATGGGTTTGGCTTCAGGTCGCCTGCTGTGGTTGGGTCATAAGTAGCTGACACCAACTGCTCCGCTGCGGTCTGAAGGGCGACAGGAACAATAAGGTACTGACCCATGATGCCAAGGGTAGCGTTGCCGCTTGGGTCGGTCTGGGTAGCCATTGCTACGCGGGCCGCGTCAAGGGTTGCTACCGATGGAGCCGCACCAGCACCGGATGCTACGAGCAGGGGAAGCACTCCAAGGATAAATGAAAAGGCGGTCATCAAAATCGGCCGGAA